TTCTGGCTTCAATGATTACATAGAAATAGGGCATAGATATTATCCTGATGGGCTAAAAAGATATGAAGTTAGAGATTATCAGGGGAAGATATTAGAGAAAAAACATAAGATGATAGGAACATTCTAAATAGAAGGAGTTAAAACAATGGACATAGCAACTTTAATAAAAGACTTGGGATTTCCAATAACTGTATGTGTGATACTTTTATGGAAATTAATACCCACAGTTAATGAACTTAAGACAGTAGTAACAGAACTAAAAGGAGTAGTGACAGAGGATAGCAATAATACAAGAACTATGGGAACGAATATAGCAAGTTTAACAACTGAAATAGCCCGACTTAATAAGAATGGAGTTAAGAAATGAGTATATTTCTAAGTAAAAATTTTCGCTTTTTAGAGATAGCCTGCCCTTGTTGTGGCAAGGTGAGACCGATTGATCCACGTTTAATCTTTTTGTTACAATCACTACGTAATAAAATAGGTAAACCAATTTATATTAGTATAGGTGGCGGAATAAGGTGCAAGGCGTACAATAAGAAAATTGGTGGTTATAAGTACAGTCCTCATCTTTTGGGCAAAGCGGTAGATATCCACGCTAAAAATATGGATATTGTTACTCTTGCTAAACAAGCAAAAGACGTAGGGTTCACTCGCATAGGCTTATATCCTTCAAATTACTTTATACACGTAGATGTTTTAGCACCCCGACCATCGGCAAGTTGGGTCCGGGACATTCAAGGTAGATACATATATTTCAAGAAATTGGAAGAGGCAATTGAATTTATAAACAAAAAGTGATATTATAATTATAAAGGGGGTGTAAAAATCCGACCAGTGTTGCCATAACTACGTTGTGAACAATGTCTGGAAACGTGAGGAAACTCACCACTTCCACCATATATTCGTAAGGAGTAAATGTGTATATAGATAAAATTAAGGAATTGAAGTTAAAAGAACCTGTAAAGATAGATATTAGCAATACCTATATTGCAACAACGATTATAGGGGATAAAGAATTCTATGGTGAAGGGGTAACCGAAGAAGACGCCATTAACGATCTGGAAGAGGCCATAAAAGATATATATGAAGATTTTAGGGAAGATAACACACCTTATACTGATAAAGGCGAAAAAATAAAGAAGAAGTTTTTAGATAGATTTAAAATTGGTTAAGACCGATTCAACTCTGGCTGTTACGAGGATTACTCGGTAATTGAAATAAAAGAAAGGAGGTGATGATGATGTTAAATGGTTAATAAAGCAATTAATTAAATTAGGACTTAAAGCTATGATTTATCCAGCAAGTAATGAAATTGGGATTTCTGCGTATTCAACTAAATCTTTGTTAAATTATATCGGGGAATGTCCTGTAGAATGTTATAAATATAAATTCGAATATTAAAAAATGAAAGGAGATGAGAACCTTGGAGAAAATAATTCTAATTATAATCACCGCATTGGGAACACTCGGGGAGACTTACGCACATAAAGCACTTGATGCTATAGAAGCATGGGTAACCAGAAGTGAAACCGAAGTAGATAATGCACTATTTTACAAAGTAGTTACTTACATTAAGAGCTGGGAACCAAAAAACCCTACATAAAACCAAGTAAAAAAGAAGTGCTAAAAGCCAGGTTGGCGATAATAGCCTGGCTTACCCTGTATTTAATTAAAACTAACCAAAAGAATAAGATAATAACAATATTTAAGAATAGGGGAATATTTTTAAAGCATGCTGAATATATAGCAAGTTGGAAACAGGACAAAGATAATCAGGGATTCGCAAAGAGACTTGATCAAGAAATGAGAGATGAGATAGATAGTTTTTTAAATAGCAGATAACTCCGCACACAACCACAACTAAGTTCTGAGATACGAGAGCTCAGGCACCTCCAAGGCTACTCAGCCTCATCCACTGGGTAGTCTTTTTTATTTGATAAAGAATAGAATATATGATATAATTTAGTAGTCGGATCAGTTGAGTCGGGGAGCAGTCGAAACTCTCCGGCTCTTTTTATTTTAATAACCCTTCCAGCCCGCCCTGAAACTTTCTCCCATTACATAATTGCTTCTAAAATTTACTATAATTAGGCTGAAACAAGCCATATCCCCTTACGCCATTACCTAAAAAGTATAATATCCAAAAAAAGGGCATTCTGAAGCGATTATGGCGATTCATAGCTTCTGAAGGACATTCCATCATAAATATAAATAAAAAATATAAATAAATAACAAAAAACACTTGACAATTTAAAAAGAATAGTATAAGATATAGGTAGATATTAAAAAGAAAGGAGATAGAGAATATGCCAGATAAAATTATCATAGGATTCCAAGTCGATAAGGAGTTTAAAAAAAGAGCAATCGAGGCAGGTAAAAAATATAAAGTTAATGGAATTCCTTTTCCTCTAAATTTATCATGCTTTTGTAAAATGGCTACAGGAATGTTAATGAGAAAAATAGAAGGAGGAAAAGATGACTAAAAAAGAAATTATTGCAGGGCTTGTTAAAAAGTATCACGAAGCAGACTATAAGTGGGAACATGCAAGCTGGGAAGGGAAAGAAAAGTATCACGAAGGTCAAGTTGATATATTAGAGGAAATATTAGAGGATATATTTGGCTTTAAAGACCTTTATTGTACTAAAGAAGGAATATTAATGGGTGGACAGAAAGAAGTAAAATAAGAAGGGGGAAATAAATGTTAAAGAATGAAGGAGGATTAAATGATGGATATTTACCGAAAACAAATTATTGAGTTAACAAAAGGTATTCAGTATCGGTTAACACCGTTGGATGGCGAATGGGATAAAATAAACATAACTCGTATTTTTCATAGAGATGATTACAAGAGCTTGGATAAAGTTATTGATTTACTTAAAAAGAAAGGAGGTGAATAAATTGAAATTAATGAAAATAATATCACAGCATAGAAGGGATTTTAGTGGTATATATAAATGTGAAGGTTGTGGAAATGAAGAAGAAAATAGTGGTTATGATGATAGAAATTTTCACGATAATGTTACTCCACATTGGAAGTGTAGTAAATGTGGGAAATCCACTATTGATATTAAGGGAAAACCGGATTTTATTCAGACTAAATATAATGATTATGAAGTTGTATAAATGTTAATTAAAAGAGAAAGGAGGTGAAAAAGAATGTTAGAAGAAGATTTAAAGACAATAAAAAATTGTGAACTTGATATTGAACTGCTGAATAGGAAGAATGAATTATTGTGTAATGAGAATAATTCAGAAATTACCAAACTTAGAAATAAAATCATATTAACCGAATCAATAATTGAAGAAGAGTTGAAAAAATCCGGAGAAGATAAAATTGAGTGTAAATTAGGTTCGGCCAGTTTTAAAAAGATGCCTGATGAATGGATTTACACAGATGAATTGATGGCTTGGATAAATTCTCTACCTGAAAAACTCAAAGAACTATACCTCAAAGTTGTTACCACAGTTAAAAAGGGCGACCTGAAGAAACAGATAATAGCTTACAATGATATGCTATTTGAGAAAAGTATATTTCTTGAGAAATGGTCTGAGGACGTTGAATTATTTTTGCATACGGAAGAAAAAGACTTCAAAGTCAAAGGTATAGAAATAAAACGTCAGGATCCTAAATTCAGTTACACAATTAAAAAGAAGTGAGGTGTTATATTTGTTAAGCATAAGAAAACTCCGGACAGTTTTAGAACAATTTGTTATGTTTTGGGACAAGGAGCCTAGTAAAACAGTAAAGGATAGAATAAATATCAAGAGAAAGAAGAAAATGGTCATTGAAGAACAAAACGGAAAAACGAGGTCGGTTCGAAAAACTATAATCTATATTGAGATTGTAGAATAATGTTAGTAACAAAAATTTAGGAGGTGATTTAATTGAAAATGAAAATTGAAGAACTAAACCGAGCAAGTGAAGGAGACACTCTCGAACTTGAAGGAACAGTCTTTAGATTGAAAGAACCAAACTCAAATGATTTCGATGGTGAAATTATATGGGGTCAGTTCATCGTGCTAAAAGATGACTCAGGCGAACAGGGAGCTTGGTTAAAGTTGGGGGCAAAGGAGGACAGGGTTGCAAAGGGAACTAAAATAAAAATTAAAGGTAAGTTAGGTAAAGAGTACACAACCAGCCGTGGAGCAAAGGCAAGGTCTATCAATAACTGTGATTTTGAAGTATTAGAAGCAGGACAAGCACCTACACAATCTTCAGCAAAATCTACTAAACAATCTTCGGAGAGTCCAACACAAAATGGAAAAGTTGATGATAAGGTTTGGAGAGAAAAAGACTTGAGGATGGCAAGAGAATCAGCACTTAAAAATATAACACAATTTGTAGTGGCAAAAATGGTGAAATTAGAAGATCGCTTTAAATATGCTCAAGAAGATGTTGATTTTATCTACGAGGATATGCGATTAACCAGTGAAGATATCACCAAAGAGTTTGGCGGGACTACTAAAGAAGAACCCAAGGAAGAAAGCAAAGAAGAAAAGATAGAAAAAGCAAGAGAAGCAGTAGGTAAGACTGAATTTAAACCAGCTTCTACCAAACAAAAGAATATAATCTTTGGCTATCGTGATGAAAAAGGTTGGCATAAGGGTATTATCGAATCCCGTTATGTTGAAAAAGACGAAATAAAAGAGATAGGAGACCCCAAGAATCTTTCCGTAGAAAAAGCAAGTGAATGGATTGAGCTTTGGTGGGGTGAAGAAGGCAATCCCGAAGATATCGGAGCAAGGAAGCAGAGAGAGATTGACAATCCCAGGGATAAAAACGGAAAACTTGTAAATGCTTTAGTAAAAGGGGATAAGACTTCTCTTGCTAAAGATATCTTAATCGATGAAATCAATGCTTTAAGACGAGAGAATTTCTTAAATGATGATGTAAAATTTGAAGAAGAGTTGGGTTATAATCCTAGACTTGAGAACCTGACTGAAAAAGAACTATCAGCATTGAAGGCTCTATTGAAGAAGTATCATCCGAAAGATTGGTAATATTTGCCTGCCCTGTTGATGCGCTGCCATCAAGGTAAGAGAGCACAGATTTGTAGCAGAGGCATCACTGTGTTGGGAACAGGGTGGGGAATCCTGTCAGGGCAGGCAATAAAAGGAGATAAATAATGGATAATTATGTTTTGGGAATTATTTCGGGAATTTTGGTTTTTATTTTATGGAAGATTATATCACCGTTTATAATGTTTATATTAGAAACTTTGGAAGTTGCTTATAAATATAATATTAATAAAAAGGAGGTGATAAAATGACTGATTTCACGGTTAATAAAGAAGATAAATATTATGAATATCATGGTGAAGTTTGGAGGATTCTACAAAATGGCGAAAATATTCTATTTGCAAAAAAGGAAACATTAATGGATTCTGGAGAGGGTACGTACGTGCTTCTTTATGACCCTAACAACAAAGGCTTTAAAGATAGATATTCTGATATTTCTGATGTAGATAGAATATTTATAAAAAAATAATATTATAACCTATCCTGTAACATGAAAGTGTTAGGTTTGGACTACGGTAATGTTCGGTGTGGAGAAGGTAGTGGAGTTGGGGTAGCTTCACCAGGATAGGTTTTAATTGATTAAAAAAGGAAGGTGTGATATAATCTTTAGTAGGAGCATAAAATCGTGATAAAATTAAAATTAAATCAAAATCAAATAATAGCCAAACAGAGACCATCGTTTCACGTTTCCTATCTGTCACGAGATAGGTTGCTCCTGCGGTGGTTTTTTTGTTTGGCTATTTTATTTGAAAGGAGATAGGTTCTGTTTAATAAAAAAGAATATAAAAGACAATGGAAACTTAATCACCCAAAGGAACTAAAAGCATATGATAAACAATATAACCTTGACCATAAGAAAGAACGAAAACAATGGTATATCGACCACAAAGAAGAAAGAAATGAATATAGTAAACAATGGAATCACGACCATAAAGAAGAAATAGCAACAAATAAGAGGAAATGGAATGAAGAAAATCCAGAATATTATAAACAATACTATCTTAATAATAGAGAAGCATTGTATGGACAAAATCAACAATATCGTAAAGATAATCCAGAATGTGATAAGCAGTATCGTTTTAGCCATAAAAAGGAAACAGCGGAATATATGAAACAACACCTTCAAACTCCAGAAGGTAAATTGAGTCATCAGAGGGCTAACTTTAAAAGACGTGATTTAGGGTTTATTCCTTTGAATGAATACTTCGAGGGAAGTGAAGGACACCATATCAGTCAGAACTTCGTAATCTACATGCCTAAAGAAATACATAAGAGTTTATACCACAACCTTCGGACAGGTAAAAATATGGAGAAGATAAATAAATTAGCGATAGAATTTTTGTAAAGAGAGGAGAAAGAAAGTGGCAGACGTCAAATGGATAAAGCTGGTCACCGAATTTTTTGACGATGAAAAAATTAAACTTATTGAAAATATTCCAGAGGCAGATATGGTTTTAATTATCTGGATTAAGTTATTAACATTAGCAGGTAAAAAAAATGTCAATGGTTATATATTTCTAACTGAAAATATTCCCTATACAGATGAAATGTTAGCTACAATATTTAATCGACCTCTTAATACAATAAGGCTGGCATTAGAGACTTTTAAAAAATTCGGAATGATTAGTTTCGATGAAAACGAGATTATGTATATAACTAATTGGGAAAAGCACCAGAACATTGAAGGGCTTGAAAAAATAAGAGAGCAGAACAGATTAAGACAAATAAAATTTCAGAAAGAACATAAGAAATTACCTAAACCAAAGAAGGATAACGTTAGTATAACGTTGGATAACGCAACAGATAAGAAGAGATTAGATAAGAAGAGATTAGATAAGAAGAGATCAGAAGAAGAAGAAGAGAAAGATATTGTTTTTACTAACACATTACAAGAATTCAAAGACATGAGAAAGACAAAAAAGAAACCAATGACAGAAAAAGCAATATCAATGTTGTTAAATAAATTAGATAAGATAACTACTGATGATAACGAACAGATTAAAATAATGGAACAGAGCATATTTCATTGCTGGGATAGTGTATACCCACTAAAAGAAAATAATAACCAAGAGGCAAAAGATAATATGCCAATTTTAAAATAAATAATATAATATTTTGTAAATTTTAAAATAAAGGAGGATCGGACATGGAATTTTACAATTATTCAGCTGAACAGGCAAGTTTAGGTTCACAGTTATTAAATGCAGAAGCTGTGGTAAATAGTATAGAGATGTTACAACCAGATGATTACGACAAAACTACACATCAATTAATATTTAATGAAATTAAAATAATGTTCAAAAATAATATAGGGGTCGATTTGGTTACCTTAACCGAACAATTGAAGAATAAAAACCTATTGGAGAAAATAGGCGGGGCTACTTACCTATTTCATTTGATTAACAGTGTGCCTACTTCGGCAAACATCGGATATTACAATAAAATTGTAAAGACAAAATCAAATCAGAGAAAAATATTAGCTATTTATAATGATATGAAAGAAGGCAAATTAGAAATAGATACTGGGATACAAAAAATAATAGCAATTCCCCAGGTAGAAATAAAAGAAGAAACCTTAAAAGAAATATTTAGTAACGCTTTAAGTAAATCCGTAAAGGGGACAGAGTATAAATTCGATATACAGATATTGAACCGGTATTTGGGAGGGCTTGATAAGGCTGAAATATTAACTATTGGAGCTTTCACAAGCCAGGGTAAAACCAGCCTGGCGATTCAATTGGCAATAGATTTTGCAGAAAACGATAAGAAAGTATTATACATAAGTGGTGAAATGACTACCTATGAAGTGGCCAGGCGTATAATAGGAAACAATAATCAGAAAAATATTATGGATCTTCGTAAAGGAATAATAAGCAAAAAAGAAGAAGAGGAGATAGAAAAGATAATTGGCTTGGCCAGCAAATGGAAACTAAATATTAAGAAGGTTACCAGCCTGGATGATGCAGAGAAATATATTAGAAAATATAAACCGGAAATAGTATTTCTTGATTACCTTCAAAACCTGGGTGTTGAAAATGATTATAAAGAGATCACCAAAAACATGCTTCGTATCCACGCTATAGCCCTGCAAGAAGAAATTACAATAATAGTATTGAGCCAATTATCCAGGGGAAGTAAAGATTTAGTGAGGAGACCTCGATTAAATGATCTAAGGGGGTCTGGCAGGATTGAAGAAATAAGTAATATGGTGATACTAATCTACTGGGAAAATAGGATCAAAGAAAAATTAAAAGAAAGAAAGGGGGGAGAAGAACCTGAAAAATTAGAATTAACCATAGCAAAAAACCGTGCTGGGACGATCGGCCGCTTTGAATTAGCTTTCTGGCCTGAGTGGTGTCGTGTAAAAGAGATTGAAACTAATTTTAAGGAGAGTTATTATGAGCAAAACCGATGATTATGAAAAAGCCAAAAGGGAAATACAGAAAAAGAACTTAACGCCGGATGAATACGAAAGAGCTATTCGGGAGTTGTGTAAAAGATTAAATTATTAAAGTAAATAACGTTTCGCAAGCGAAACGGAAGGAGGGTAAAGATGAGTTATAAAGATACTATGACTTATGCTGTCGCTATGCACGATTTCGATAAGATGTGCAAAATAAATTTTAAGAAGATGATAAAGAAATTAGAAGCTGACCCATTAATAAAGAAAATAATTAAAGAATGTAATGAAAAGGAGGAAAAGAAAATGACGATGAAATTTAAAATGAAACATGACAAGTTTAAAAAGTTACCGTACTTAGATGTTAAAGTTGTGAAGGTGGGGAAGGAGGAACCTAAATATTTTGTAAAAGGAAAAGTTGGAGGTAGATTGGTTGGGATGTTTGCCAAAAAAAATGGGGAAATATGTACCGAGGTAATCAAGCCCAAGAAAGGTTGGTGGGTCAATGGCGAGAATTTGGGCAAGATAAAGTTCCCATGCTTTTGTAGTTATCGATATTTTATTAGCGGTAAAAAAGGCGATAAAAGTAACGGAATGTTAATGAAATTAGGAAACAATTATTATATTGCAAACATAGGTAGCCAAGGCGACTGGACTCCATATTTTGTAAGTTACGATTTGAAATTTCTAATAGAGAATTTTAATATCCACATCCTAAAGGGGAAAATCATTCTCTGGGAGGAAGAATAAGATGTCAATGAATACGAAAGAAGCGATTGAGTTTTTAAATGATTTACAAGATGATTATGAGGAATTACAAGAAGAAGGTAACAATAAAGGCATATTAGAAGTTATTAAATTATTAGAAATGTTAGAAGAAATAGGAAGGGTTTATGATATAAGCCACTTTAAACAAAAATACTTTCCAGAACCAAAAGAGAGACTCGTTGAATTAGTAAAAAAGATGGATAGAGAAGTAAGAGAACTTTTAAATATGTTAGGAGGGTGATTAAAATGAGATGGGGCAAAAGAATATTAAAAGTAGTTAAGAGTAAGAATATTGTTATTTGATTTCCAAAGTAAAATATGTTATAATTCTTAATAGCGGTAAGAAAAGCAATTTTTTATTTTGTATCAAAATTATAGGGTGTAGAGTAGGTTTTTAGGAAGTTTAATTGCTTTCTTATCGCTGACTGAAATATACCCTATTTTATTTGGAGGAATTATGTTTAATAAAAAAGAATACTATAAACAATATCGTGAAGATAATCCTGAAAAGATAAAGGAATACAGGAAACAATGGTATAAAAATAATCCAGAAAAGGTGAAGGAACAAAATAAACAATATCGTGAAGATAATCCAGAATATCATAAACAATGGCGTAAGGATAACCCAGAGAAGGTGAAGGAATGTAGAAATAAATGGAAAAAAAACAAGAGGAAAGTAAGCACAAAATATAATCTTACTTGCAAAATGAGTAGTGCAATAAGGAAGTCTTTGAAAAGTAATAAAGAAGGCAGACATTGGGAAGGTCTTGTTGGTTATACTTTGAAAGACTTAATAAGACGATTAAAAAAGACTGTACCTTCAGGTTATACTTGGCAGGACTTTTTGGAAGGCAAACTACATGTAGACCATATTATACCAATATCAGTTTTTAACTTTACAAACTCAAATCATATAGATTTTAAACGGTGTTGGGCTTTGTCTAATTTACAATTGTTACCAGCTAAAGAAAATATAATTAAACATAATAAATTAATAAAATCATTTCAACCAGCATTAGAAATTTAAATATTGATAAAAAGGAGGCAAATTTATGAGATTACGTTGGTCTAACGAAGGATTAAAAAAGCCAATTAAGGAAGCGGAACGACCCAATGAATCAAATTGGTGGGCTTTATTCATAGTTCTAATTGTGATGGTGATATGTTTTATTCTTAAAGTAATGGAGATGTAAGATGACCAGACTGGTATTGATGAGGGGCAGTCTAAAAGATTGGCAACCAAAGAAGAAAAAGAAAAAAGACGAGAAACAAATACTCTATGATCAGCTTGATAAATTATGGCCTAAAGCTGTCAAAATAACCTATGGACACTTTGATGGGGATTATTATTATTGTGAAGTATGCGGTAAACCCTGTAAATCGGGAGAGGGTGCAGGCGTGGGATTGGGGATAGCTTCTCATCATATTGAAGGGAAACAAAGCTATAACCTAAGATGGGAGATCATAGGTGGCACTCCTGTGTGTTCAGGTTGCCATACTATGAGAAAAGATTCAGCACATCAAGACAATACCGCATTTAAAAATAAAATGATTGAAAAGCGAGGTCAGAAATGGTATGACAAATTATTAAAGATTAAAGGAGACAAAGAGAAATGGACAATAAAGAGAATGAAAGAGAGGAAAGAGGGATTACAGAAAATTATAAAATTAGCGATGGATGGAGATATTTGATAGAGGATTGCAAGGCAATAATAAGCCAAAGGGTAAAGAACTTTAGAATGGAGTTAATATATGCTTATGCAGAAATAGGCGAAAGAATAGTAAATGATGATATTTACCAGAAATATGGAAAGGGAAACAATGAATTTCTATCATCTTTATTTGAAAGCGTAGAGATAGGCAAGACTAACGGATATGCGGCAATACATTTTTATGAAAGTTATTTTATGGGAAAAGTGAAAGATGTTTCCACGGGCATGGAAACAATAATGAGCAATAACTTTATTGAAGAAGGGGATAACATAAGTTGGAACAAAATCAAAACCAAGTATTTAACTACATCAAAAGAACCGGAACAACCTACACAAGATTATATAAGATGTCCCCAGTGCGGTTTGGAATATGAATGTCCTAAGTGTGGAAGGAAATATAAATTGTGAATAAAATAATATGCGGGAGTGCTAAACCAGTTTTGGAAACCTTACCGTCTGAATCAGTTAATTGCATTGTAACTTCTCCACCATATTTTGGATCGAGAGATTATGGTATCGAGCCGACTATCTGGGATGGGGCAGAAGGGTGCGATCATGAGTGGGGAGAAAAAAGGAAAATACCTAAAACAACTCAATGGAACACAGGTGGTGTATTTGACCCTAATAATAGAAAAATAGTTCAAGAAGAAAAATACATAGGTCAATTCTGCACTAAATGCTCCGCCTGGCGTGGCAGTCTTGGACTTGAGCCAACCTTTGAGCTATATATCAAGCACTTATGCAATATATTTGATGAGGTCAAGCGGGTATTAAGAAATGACGGTACTTGCTGGGTGAATTTAGGGGATACATATAATTCTCATTCTGCTAAAAGTAAAAATGTAGGTGGTTTTGAAGGGAAGCAAATGAGAAATAATAAAGCATATTCGGATAGTAAAATAGTAATTAAAAAAACTGGCGTAGCTGATAAATCCCTTTGCCTCATTCCCCAACGCTTTGCAATAGAAATGGTAAATCGTGGCTGGATTTTGAGAAATGTAATCATCTGGCATAAGCCAAATTGTATGCCCTCATCAGCGAAAGATAGGTTCACGGTGGATTTTGAGTATATTTACTTTTTCGTGAAGGGTAAGAAGTATTGGTTTGAACAGCAATTAGAACCACATAAAGAAGTTTCAATTAAAGCAAGAAATCCAAAACTTAATCAGACAACAAATATAGGTGCTAATAGAAGTGCTGTTAATGTTCAAATGGGTAATGAATCAAGTAGATTTATACCAGAAGGTGGCCGCAACAAGCGAACCGTCTGGACTATCACACCCAAGCCATTTAAGAAAGCCCATTTTGCAGTATTTCCAGAAGCACTTATCGAAACACCGATAAAAGCAGGGTGTCCGAGATATGTCTGCAAGAAGTGCGGTAAGGCGAGGGAGAAGATGTATAAAGACATTGACAATAGACATTGGACTGATAGGCAGAAAGCAACGAAAAAAGGCATGATTTTAAATGAAACAGGGCAGAGAAACGATTTAGGAGGCTCATTTGAAACAAAAGAAACGCAATTTATAGGACTTACCGATTGCGGTTGTAATGCAGGGTTTGAGGGCGGTATAGTTTTAGACCCCTTCATGGGAGCAGGAACGACAGCGGTAGTAGCGAAGAAGCAAGGCAAGCAATATATCGGCATTGAGATTAAGCAGGAATATATTAATATAGCCAATAAGAGGATAAGGAAAATCCCAGAATTATTATTTTAGGCTAAAATAGCGGGACAACGTTAACCGGGACAACGTTAACCGAAAAGGCGGAGCAAAACACTCCGCCTCGTTTCAATTAGATTTAACCCCCTATTCATCATCGATAACGTTTACCTTCTGCCAACTCCTCCGGTTCAATCCAAGCTTAACACTTATCTGCCTTATTCTCTCATAGCTGACATCATAGATTTTACCAATCTCCCGGAGAGATTTGCTTTTCAATAGTTCTCTCAATTCGCTTTTCTTTAAATCTTTCATTTTTCCTCCTTATTTTAAATTGACTCTGATCTTTACTTCATATAATAATTTACTAACTAAACTATTTATAAATTCTAAAGCAGGGATATGCACATCATCAACTAATACTGTTTCATGGCCTTGTAATAGTTCTCTAATTTCTTTAGAAAATATCTTTCTTAATTGTTCTTCTTTAGTCAATGTTTTCACCTCCTCCGGGTTTAATATCATCACACCACCATTTTTGATTAATTCGTCAATTCCCCAATCTTCCATTTTAGCTTTCTCCTCTTTAAAACCTTTTTCGCCGGATTTTAATACTTTCATAATCTTTTCTCCTTTCTTAATATTTTTATTAATCTTTATTCTACTATTTCCAGTCTACAACCACAATCACAATAACATTTCTTATACTTCAACGCCCAACCATAAAATATTTTTTGACATTTTGAACACACTGCTTTAGGCATCATAGCCACCCCCTTTCTTCTTAGCCATGCGACCCTAACGATCATCAAAATGAAAGCTGTAAAAATGAGATTTAAAAACATTGTTTCACCTCCTCTATTTCTTTTACTCTATATATTTTATAATCTTTATCTGTAATATCTCCGTTAAAGGCTATTACTTGACCAATCTTAACAGGGTAGTCATCTTCTACTTCTTTCTTTCTGTGTCCCCCAGTGTAAAGATTTTGTAATAATAGCATTTTCATCAAATTCACCTCCTTTCGGTTAAATAATCAAAATAAAACGCTCCAGGATTGCATACAATGAACGAATCTATAGTAGCCCTTACGATTGTACCTGTGTTTTTGCCTCTTCTCTTTTACACTTCTCGCAAACTACCGGCTTGTCTAAATTCATAAGAAAATCCAGAGCATCGATTTTGACTTCTTTCTTGCATATTTTACAATATTGCTTTGTGTAAAAATCTGTCATCTGTTTCACCTCCTTCATTTTAAAATAGTAAATAATAATTAAATAATAAGTAATCACAACCCCGGACATTATAGAGTTCAATAAATAACATCCGGAGTTCTGACGGCTTATATTCTATATTCTCTTATGCCTAAAAATCCGTTAGCTTTTCTCTTTGCTTTTTCTCCATCATACCACCGGGTATTATCATAAACTATAACTATATCTTTATTACCATCAAAGTATCTATAACCTTTATACATATACTTTTGACCAGATACGAACCTTTTCCAATAAGATAAATTATTTATAGAATGCTCCCCTAAGTAATTTTCTCCTCCGTTAGTATAAATCAATGTTTTTGTTTCGTTTAACATATTAATAACCCCCCTTATTAACGTCATACTGTTCTAATTCTTTCCTGATTTTCATTAAATCCGAACATTCTTCAGAGCCTAAACCTATCAAAGAAGCCGGAAACAAGCCAAATTGAACCCCAAATTTCTCATTATCATTTAATGATTTATAAACTTCCCTTAATTCTTCTTTACTTAACATCCTTAAAACCTCCAGCGGTAGGCCGCCACCCTTATTTTAGATAAGTAATTCTCTTTGATATTTTTGATTCATATAAACAAATTTATTTCTTATAGCTTGCTTTTGTGTATTAGTCAAAATTATATTATTTTCGTGATTTTCTTTTTCTTTCCAAATATATTTACCATCACCTAATATAGTTTGCCATTCAATTTTAACCCTATATTCTCCGGTAACTTTCCTAACCTTCTTTGCTTTTGCTTTCCACTCATTCGCTATATCAATATTTTCAGTTTCATGTAACATTTTGCCTTTATAACAATAAAAGTAAGGTTTAATTTCTTCATATTCTACCTTTATAGCTATATCATCAATACAATCAATAGCATGATATTTATATTTTCCCTTGATAATATCAATCTTGTTATCTTTTGTTATGCCGGTAGATAGATTAAAAGCGTTTTCACTGTGTATAAAATCATAAACCATTAAACTAACCCCCTTATACTTGATTTAAATCTTTAATAAAATTATTTACATTCTGATATAATACTTCACTATCATTCATTTCTTCTAAAAGCTCCCATTGTTCATAGGTTAAATCATCTACGTTACTAACCTTATAAGTGTAAAATGTTTCGAAAACTTGTTTATGTTTGCTATCATTAACCCATTTTCTTATTAAATCTTTTTGCTTTTTAGTTAAATCCCTCATTTATATTCACCTCCTTTAATTTAATAAAGTATCAAATAAAATAACCTTAATAATGCCCACCTAATAAGATGGACACTATAAAGTTATCTACAATTAATATTTTCGTTAGGTGCTAACTTATACCCACAATCTTGGCAGTCTTTACATTTTACATTTTCATTTTGTAAAATATAAGGACATAATAAATTGCAACAACTTTCGTCAGTGGTGAAGTAATCACATTTTATTAATATAGTTACCATCCTTTAAACCTCCTTATTTGTTTAACTATACTTATTATATACCTATTAAACTAATTGTCAAGCATATATTAAAAGAAAAGTAAAAATAAATGAAAATACTTTAAATATTTGACAATCCCTTTTAAATACCTTAGTATAAAGACATGATAAACACAGTAGATACTCCTAAACTAACCTACCCGGTAACAATACTTGAAATCGAGCCAAAAATACCAAACATAGATGATACTGGTCCCACACAAGATAAAAAAGAGGATAAAGATAAATGCAAAAGCTAAAGAGAACCATCAAAGAAGTAGAATTTCTAAACGCCTACATCAAGCATAAAGGCAATGCGACTAAGGCTTATCTAGAAGTTTTCCCTCAAGTTAAGAAAAACTCAGCTGCTGAATTAGGTTCAAAGCTTTTGAAAAAGATTGATATTTCCATGTCCGAATTATTAGATAAAATAGGCATAGATGATCATACAATTAGCCAAAAACTATTAGAAGGCCTCAACGCCACAACTACAACCGGCAAGGGAAAAGATAAGGTTATAAAGCCAAATTACTACATCCGGGCCAGATACTTAGATATGATCCATCGCTTAAAAGCCAAATATCCGATAGATGAGACCAGGCTAAGACTTCCCGGGATAGGAGACGGAGCCACATCAGTAACCTTACATGAGATAGTCTATGGAAAAGACGGCAAAAAGAAGATAAAAGAGAAAACAGAGACCACCAGGAGCGAAGACAGGAGCGAAGAGCCACCATTTTAGCTAATTAGCTGATTTTTGAAAGTGTTATAAACAAACACTTAATTACCAATGCTGTACCAGTCCAGTAAAGAAATAGAGCAATCATAGAGGATTTAGAGGAGATTCAGAGGTATAAAGACAGGCAAAGCCTCCTCGAAGCCTCTTAAATGGTAAAATAGAGCGATTAAGAGGGTAGTATGAGTGAACCAGAGAGCAATAGAGGAGATAAGAGGCTAAAAGCTATCAAAGGTGGCTAATGAGTGAAAATTGAAAGCGTTGGTACATAAGGCTTTGTTATGGGTTGAGCATAGGGCTGATACAAGATAGAAAGTTAGAGCTTTGGAAGTTAAGAGCTAAGGCTTGAGGTTGAGCTTGAGGCTTGAGAGGTTGAGGAAGCTGGAAGCTGAGAGGTTGAGAGAAAAGGAAAAAAGATAATTCATATATCAAGATTGTATATAGAAGGGCGGAGGGGCAGGAGAGGAGAAAAAATATATATATAGTACCTACTTCTCTACAAATTTTTTATAATTTCTGAAGGGGTAAAATAGATAAAATATGAATAAAGAGGAATTGAAAAATTATCGTAAACTATATTATAGAATATGGCGAAAGAATAATCCTGAAACAGAAAAAGAAATAAAAAGAAGATATCGTAAAAAACATCGTTCTGAAAGGTGTGAATATAACCAACAATGGAGAAAGGGAAAATATAAAACAGATTTAAAATTCAATCTTAATTCTAAAATATCAAAATCAGTAAGAAAATCTTTAAAAGGCAATAAAGTTGGTCGTTGGGAAGACTTGGTTGATTATACTACAAATGATTTAATTAAAAGGTTAAAGCAAACAATTCCCAAAGGGTATACTTGGAAAGATTATTTAGAAGCTAAATTACATCTCGACCATATTATACCAATTGATGTATTTAATTTTACCAAACCAGAACACATAGATTTCGAAAGGTGTTGGGCTTTAGAGAATTTAAGACTATTGCCTGCTAAAGAAAATTTAATTAAGGGCAATAAATTAAGTAGACCATTTCAACCAGCTTTAAGTCTTTAAGGGGGAATTATGAAAGACAGATTAGAAAATTATGATAGAGAAAATGATGTTTTATATATTTCAAATACAAAAAATAAACCATGTATAAGTTCAGAACCTATTGATGGAGTTGTAATAAGACGTGATGAAACTTCAAAAATAATAGGGGTTACTATATTTGATGTTGGAAAAGCTATAGTTCTTAATTGTAAAGAAATTTAAAAGGGGGAAATATGAATCTCGACATAAACTTACCACACCATTACAAGGAATATGACTGGCAAATTCCGATAGTTCGTGCGTTCCAAGACAATAAGGAAATATGGATGAACATACACCGTAGAGGAGGGAAAGACCTTCTCTGTTTTTGCCGTCTTCTCTTACCTTCGGCTTTTAAGAGGCCGGGAACCTATCCTTATGTCTGGCCGACCCTAAAGCAGGGAAGAGACGCTATCTGGGAAGGCAAAGATGAGGAAGGAAGAGACCTCATGAAATATTACATCCCGCAGGAAATGATAATCAAAAAAGATAATGCAGATATGAAACTGACCGTAAGGTCCGTGGGGGGGACTTCTCAGATACAGATATTCGGCACCAACAAACAACAGTATGAAGCAATGCGGGGAAAACCGGCTAATCTTGCGGTATTTGCCGAATACGCCCGGCAAGACCCCAGAGGTGCGGAAGTTGTATCTCCCATGTTAGTGAAGACCAATGGAATAGCCGTATACAACTCGACTCCGAACGGAAACAACCATTTTAAACAAGGTTATCATATGTCCAAAAACAACCCTGACAGTTGTTATCACATAACGGCGACTGTCGATGATACCTTCAACCATAACGGCGACAGGCTCGTGACCGAAGAGGCAATCCAGAAGGAAAGGGACAAGGGTAAAACCGAAGATTACATCAATCAGGAATTTTACTGTTCGTTCAACCAAGGTATAGAAGGGACTTACTTAGGCAAACAGATGCAGATTGCCGCCAATGATGGAAGGATACTCGGTCTGGCTTATGATGAGACCGTACCTGTGAACACAGCCTGGGATCTTGGGGTCGGAGATTTCATGTCTATTGTCTTCTACCAGATGATAGGAAATTGGGTTCATGTCATTGATTATCTCGAGGCTACGGGATACTCGTTTTTATACTATGCACAGAAACTGAAAGAAAGACACGATGAGAAAGGTTACTTCTACGGTACCCATTATGCACCTTTCGATATCAAGGAAAGAGAGATGGGAAGTGACCACGAAGAAGTCAAGGCCTTGACAAGAAAGGAAAAAGCTGAGAAAATAGGATTGATCTTTGAAGATGTGGAAAAGACCAGTTTTCAGAACAGCGTAGACAACGCCCGGGCTATTATGCGGAGATGTAAATTTAACTCCGACAGCAAGGGAGTTAGGCTGTTGATAACCCATCTCGAACAGTGGGGGAAGAAGTGGAACGACATCAATCAGGAATACGGTGATTTTGAGGCTACAACCGTCCATAAACACGCAGGAGCAGCTTTTAGGTACATGTCAACCACTGTAACGGAAATGACGCATATGACAGATTATGACGACATTACTGATGATTATGAAAAGAAGTGTACCGAATTTGTAGGTTTATAAGATTATAAAATTTGGAGGGGGAAATCATGAAAGCCAAAGAAGTTAGTGGAGATATTATAAGTATCCAAATTAATGATAAAACTGGGGTTTGGAGACCAAAAACATTTATTAATATCAAAGCGAAAGCAATTAATTTGAGCAAAATGATAAAAAAAGGTCATTTGAGAATGTTGATTAATGGCGAAGAATATTGGATACCATTTGTAAAAAAAATTAGTTAAAGGAAAAATGGGGACATTATGAATAGCAAGGAAATAATAAAAGAAATAAAAGGTTTAGATATTAGAGATAGTAAAAACCTAAATAAAATATCTTCTTTATTAAATAAATTGAGAGATATAGAAGGAGTAAAACAATACAAGAAAGACTTGAAAATGATGAAGAAAATAAAAATGGAGTTTGTAGGATTGTGAGGGGGAAAATGATAATAGAAGATGAATTGCTAAAAGCAGAAGTATCAAAAATGCTTAATGAAAAACTAAAAAAATATATAACTAAAATTATAGATGATTTTAACAAAGAAAATCATGGAGTAGAAATAGACACAATAGAAATGCAGAATGTGCATTATATATTAAGTATCAAAGGTGGGGAATCTATTAGAATTTTCATGAACGAGAATGATATTAAAGCAATATTATGGTTACTTACAGCAATTAATGAAGATAAAATGATAGCAAGTTATTTTAGAGCTCATCTTAATTCACGACAAACAGATATAAGAAGACTAATAAATCAGTTTAGAGATATTGTGAAAATGCTTGAAAATCCGATGTATTACAAAGGTGATAATATAGACATTCCAATAACACCAAATGTAATAGTTACAAAATAAGAAAGGTAATAATAGGGAGCAGGGGTGGAAGGACTATGAAATGCAGGAAGAAGCAGTTATCAAGAAAAAAGGTGAAATACTTTTAGACTGGGCGTTAACTCGTTATCAAACCGGTAAAACATTCTGGCAGCCTTATCAAGATGAATGGGCGAAGATAAAAATACAGTATAACGGCATCACCGTCGTAGGAAAAGAAATATGGCAGAGCAACATCGTAGTACCCACCCTGAAGAAGGTTGTCCGTGCTTTGTGTTCCCATTATATTAATATACTTCTTTCCAAAGGTGCTGAATCATTCGATATAGCACCGGGAGAGGAATCAGACAAGAAGAACGCTGAATTATTACGTTACAAGATTGTATATGACCTGAACACTTTAGAGATAGAACGGAAGATACTCCCTATCCTGAAGAATTTTGTTTTGTATGGTTATGCGGTTGCCTACGTCCCCTGGAAGCACACCGTAGAAAAGCATAGAATAAGTAAAAATACTGTGAAAAAAGTTATCACATTTGACGGACCCGATATAGTATGTGTCGATCTGGCAAAATTTGTGTCCGACCCGAACTGCCTCGATCTGTCCTCATGGAAAGTCTACGAAAAAGACGATATTCCCATCCACTATTTAAAAGCCAAAGAAAAAACAAACAGAAACCCAGAAGGTATATACTCTAATATCGAGGCTGTAAAAGAGACCGTATATCCCAACACAGATGATACCGAACATAAAGATAAAGTGGAACTACTCGAATATCACGGACTCGTACCTAAAAAACTAATTGAAGGCAGAATAGATGACGCTTCCGAGCCGAATCCTTTCGATGATGAATATGTTCAGGGGATTATCGTAATAGCCAATCAAAAAGTAGTAATCAGGGCAAGTGCATATCCTTATTGGTGTAACGATATATTCGTACCATTCGTCAATGACCGCATGGTAGACGAAATCGTCGGTTGCGGCGTAGGACGGGACATCAGGGCACTCGCACCCATGCTGACCAACTTATATAATAAATTGACCGATTGCGTAAATATTATAGCCAATCCGATGTATGAAGCGGTGATAAATCGTTATCTTGGGAAGGCAAAGACCATATTAACCAGACCGGGAAGAGTCCTTCCGGTGAGACAACTCGGAGGCATTAGAGAGGTCAACACTACTGCACAGGCTGCCTCGCTTAGGACACTTCAGGACTTGATTGTAATGATTGACAAGATTATAGATGAACTCACCGGAACAACTCCGCAAGTCATGCCTGCTTCCGGTGAAGGTGATGTCCATCGAACAATGGGTGGACTGGCCATGATGAAAGAAGAATCCATGCTGCCGATAAATACAAAGATAAAATTCTACCTTGAACCTCCTTTCCGCAAGATACTTGGAATCATCTACCGCCACAATATACAAAGATTCAAGAAAGCCAGTATGTTCAGGATATTGGGAGAAAAAGCGAAAAAGTTCGATTTAGAACATCTCACTAAAGCCGATATTATGATGAAGGGTAATCCTGATTTCATACCTACCGGTATATCGGGGTTTATGGAGAGAATGTCCGAGATTAGGAATTTATTAGATTATATGAAGTTACTGGCTGGGGTCGCTATTCCTGCAACCAAGATGGATATGATGGGGAATGAAGTCCCGATATTCGACCCCGAAGGCAAGCCAGCTATGAAACCTTACGGAAACATAGCTTATATAGCAAGGAGAATCGCCGAACTACTCAGATTAAAAGAAATTGATAAGATAGCACCTGAAGTAGAGGAAATGGAAAAACCTAAGAAAATTCCAAAACAGACCCCCCCGCAGAAGGGCTCCCCTTCTGGAGTGGCTAGTGGGATTACCCCGTCCAACCAGCCCCGGGGGGATTATTTAGGCAAAAGTTTAGCAGGAGCAGGGAGAGCAACGGAGATGAGAGGAGAGTAAAATAATCAATAATAAAAAAGAATATAATAAAAAATATTATCAAAATAATAGAGAAAAAGTATTAGAACGCTTAAAACGAAATCGCAAAAATCATCCTGAATATATGAAAGAATATTATCAAAAGAATAAAGAAAAAATATCAAAAAAACATAAACAATATCGTGAAGATAATCTTGAGAAAGAACTAAAACAAAGGAAGATATATTATCAATGTAATAAAGAAAAAATAAGTGGGGATAAAAAACAATATTATAAAAATAACCGTGAAGTGATATTAAAATATAATAAGCAATGGTATAAAAATAATCCTGAGAAAAAAGAAGAATATTATAAGAACAATAAAGAAAGAATAGATGAACAACATAAAAAATGGTATATGAACAATCTTGAAGAAAGAAAAAAACGTAAGAAACAATATCGTAAATCAGACGAAGGCAAAGCAGCTAATCAAAGAGGTCATATGAGAAGACATTTAAAAGAGACTAATATGATTAATACTTTAACCGCCCAAGAATGGGAAAATATATTAAGTATATTTAATAATCATTGTGCTTATTGTGGTTGCGAATTTACAGATAAAAATAAACCAGCAAGAGACCACATAATACCAATAAGCAAAGGCGGACACAATGTGAAAGAAAATATAGTACCTGCCTGCCAGAGTTGTAATTCAAGAAAATATAATAAAATATTAATAGGAGGGACTTATGATTTCAGAAGAAAAATCAGAAGAGGAACAAGAGCTTGCTTTATCAGCTGAAGATGCACACAACTTAATGGAGATGACTTCAAGCAAGGGCTGGAAAGTTTTAAAGGAAATGTATTTTGATGTCAAGTTAAGAGAATGTAAAGAATATTTATTTGATGTTAAAAATACCGACCCTGTAATGATAAGGGCAATGGTTATGAAGTTTGGTTTTATCGAGAACTTGTTAGATGATATCAAACTTACCATTGAGATTGGTTTAGCTTATGAGAAGGAGCTACAGAAAATGAAAGAAGAGAAGAAAAAATAGCTTATCTACCATGTGTAGAAAAAGTAACGGGAGTGTTACGACATTCCTTGTGGGTAAATAGATACCCATTATTAACCGCCTACTGAAGTCGACTAAAGGTAGGCTAAGCAGGGGAAGGCGTTAGCCACGCTGACAACCTTCCCCGAATATAATAAAAATAAAGGGAGATTTTAAGGGGAATATAAAAAAAGGAGTTTATATCAAATGGCCGACAATAACATTAAACCTAACCCTTCGGAAGAAGGACAATTAGAAAAAAATGCTGTCAAAAAACCTGCCGATATGAATGCACCGTTTTCGCTTGAAGAAGCAAAGGCAATCGAGAACGCAGAAGAAGGACAAATTGAAGAGGCAATAGAAAAACAGAAGACCGAGAAAACTGAGAAAGAAGTAGAACTTGCACCTGACTTGATAGAGTTGAAAAAAGAACAGACCGAAAAAAAGAAAGAAGTAAAACAGAAGGAAAAAGAAGTCAAGGCAGAAGTCAAAGTTGTAGAACCCAGTAAATTTGAAGGCAAGAGCGAAGAAGAACGTCAAAAAATTTATCTGGAGATGGAGAAAAGTTTCACCCAGAAGAGCCAGAAAGTTGCAGAATTAGAAGCAAAAGTAAGCGAACTAAGTATTGTGGATCAGAAAATAGAGGACTTGAAAAAGGAATCTGTTGTCAGACAACAAAAGGAAGTGAAGGTTAAATTACCTGAATATCCTAAAGATGATTTGTATTATGAAGACCCTGTAAAGTATAACCGACAGGTCAAGGATTATAATGATGCACAATTAAACGCAAGACTGGCTCCTCTATATGGTAGTAACTGGACTACACAAGAGGATAAAGTAATCAAAACATTAAAAGATTCAACATCAAAAGACCTCGTTCCTTTTGAAGAAGTAGAGAAGGAAGTTCAATCGAGAGCAAGAAGAAATCCTGCCATAGTCAACCAATTGGGTTTGGGTGCAAATCAGTATTTTTATACTCAGGTCAGAAACGAAATGCTGCCTCAAAAGATAGAAGACATTAGAGCAAATGCCAAAGAAGAAGCGAAGCGTGAGTTGGAAGAGGAGAACAAAGAGATAAGCGAAGGGGATATTATGTCCTCTGATATTGTAACTCAAAAAAGGGAGAGTCAAGAAGTTGATTTTGCAAGAGAACTTGATAGCGGAACTGACCCTAATAAGGTCATCGAGAGCATCAAGAAAAAACACGGAATCACTCAAGACATTTAAAGACATACAAAGGGGAATATTAAAATAGGAAGTGATTTATAATGGCATGGGATACAGGAGCCGCAGCCGCAAATTTAGCTAGAGCAGGCGGAGTTTCAACAGGAGCAGCCGCCAAAGATATTAAGACATTGTATAAGGCAGTCTACTTAAAAAATAGGCAGCCGAAGTTAGTTTTTCAACAGTTCGCAGCAAAGCAGGATAATGACACAACCATCCCCTTAAACAAAGGTGACAACATAGAGTATACCAGATATGCACCACTAAACGATTATAACCCCGATTCAAGGGCTTATGCACTATTAGCTGAAGGAACTACCCCCGACCCTGAAGTGTACTATGCACAGACCGTCACAGCGGTACTGGACGAGTATGGTAGTTTCATTCAACCTTCATCTCGAACCTGGCTGACAGCATACGACCCGAAACTGGGAGGGTTGATAAGTTTACTGGGAACACAGAGTGGTAAGACCTTAGACCTGAAGATACAGAATATACTTGCACAGGGATTTATGGGAATAAGAGCAGATTCAGACACCAATTATCAAGGAGAAATCGTAGCCGCATCAAGTGCAGGTACAACTACTGTACCTATCTTTGATTCGTTACCAACTACTATTGCATCAGATACGACATCAAGTTCGGGTGTTGTAGTATTTTTAGACGGCAAGAATCAAGGAATAGTCAGGACTTATGTAGGAGCAACTTCTACTACTATCACTATAGCAGCATTACCACACGCTATGACCGATAATGAAAGAGCCTGGATATGCGACACTACAGGACTAACCACAGGTGATAAGATTACTCCTGCACTAATAAAGAAAGCAGTAGCTAAACTCGAGGACCAGGAAACACCTATGTTTGAGGACGGATACTATCATGCAGCAATTCCAAGAGGTGGAATGAAGTATGACTTTATGAACGACACCGAATATATCAACTTAAAACATTATGCAGCACCTAAAGACCTTTACAGGAATTTAGTCGGTGAGTTTGCTGGTGTTCGTTTCCATGAGACTACAGTTCCTTACAGGCATACCGCAGGGACTATCGGGACTTATGTAGGAACTGCTTTACCGAGAATGGTTTCCATCTTCGGAAAATATGCTTTCGGGAATGTAAAGTTGGCAGGTAAAGATCAGAAGTTTTATGTTAATCCTCCTCCTGAGGAAGGTACTACTACCAATCCGTTAAGTATGTTTGGTACGGTTGGATGGAAAAATATGTACGCCCCAATCGTCCTCAACGGATCGTGGGGAATTAACATTTTTTGTGTGCCTTCTGTGGTATAAACTAACAAATTAACACAATGGGATTATAGGGGAAGGGACGCTAACTCCCTTCCCTGTAAAAAATGAAAGGAAGTGAATTTTAATGGAAACTATAAGTAAACATATTGGCGAGGGCTTCGGGAAAGGTGAACTTTACGCAGCTTTAGCTTACGACTCAAGTGATGCCTTTGGTGGATTGGCGATAAAACAGGTCAGATTTAACCCTGCCACAGGCGTATCTTCGATTGTTATCGGAGATTCAACCACACATTGGAGCAGCTCAACAGCAGATACAAAGGTAATTAGTATATACGCTGATATCACAGCAACCAGTGGAGACAATAGGTCTATTTACAACCGTCTCTATATTAAAGGTACTGGTGCAGGCGGTGAGTCTTTACGTTCCTACACTGAAATAACTGGTGTAGTAGCTGGGACTGCACATGGCGCACATTTATCACTCGGTATGGGTGAATCTACTACTGGTGGTGCTGTAACTGGTCTTGGTGTAGCTGTAAGATGTACGCTTGGTTTACCAAGTGTAGCTTTAGCTTCTGGTGGAACATATTCTGCTTTAATGGCTGAGATATACTCATTTGGAACTGCTTCTGATCCTGCTGCGGTTACAGAATTATCATTCATACGAGTAGTAAATGGTGGACACGCTAATGGCATAACTGATGTTGATGATAAAGCATACTTATTGGTAATTGATGGAGTTACAGAAGGTGCTGGAAATATGGTCGTTGCTTCTGCCACAGAAGCAAATTATGCTTCTGCTGCAAGATGTAAAATTAATGGCGTAGAAAAATGGCTTATGTTTGCCAGTGCGTCTGGATAAAACTAAAAATCTTCGCAGGGTGGTATAGATAAACCCTGCATATATTAAGAAAGGAGGAAATAATGAGAAAACTTAATCTTGAGAAATACACAGTTTCAGTTAGAGATACTAAAGGTGGTACTACAGATATACTTTATGATTTTAAAGAATCACTTATACAATTGATGTTTCATCCAAATTTAAGATTATCAGGTAAAGCACTTTTGGAAACGAATATCGTAGCTGAAAAAATGATGAAATCTGATAAAGAAATATTACTTGAAGAAGCGGATTATCAAAATATTAAAAATGCTGTTGATAAATTTGAAGGATTTTCTCAGAATGAAGTTGAGTTAGTAAAAAGAGTTACAGAATGTCCGGAAATTAATGTTAAAGAAAAGAAATAAGGATGTGGTTAAAATTCCATTTAAATCGAAAAGTCAGGTTCGCAGATTTGGAGTAATGTTAGAACGTGGTGAAATTAGCAAGGCTACTTTTGAGAAATGGAAAAAGCATACTCCGAGTATGAAAAAATTACCTGAAAGAGCGGAAAAAAAGAAAAAATAAAAATAAAAAATAGAAGGGGGAAAACCAATTGAGTATGATCATAAATCAGGATTATATGGATAATGAGATTATCAAACCAATAATGAAAAAGTTTGATGAACTGGAACATCTAATCAAAAGTATCGATAAAGATACAAAGATGAAGATGGATTGGATGTCCAATAGTATTTCCAAGTTACCGAAAACAAAGAAAAGAGCAAAGTAAAGAACAAAGTAAAGAAATAGAAAAGGAAGTGAAGTAAATGAATACATCAAGCGGAAAACAGACCGGCAGTGCTTTAATATATACAGGTATTTGCCGATTAAAAAGTGTAGTATTTGCCGCAGATATAGCTAAGACTCCGACTATAACAGTTGAGGATAATATAACATCGGCAGGAACAAACATAAAAGCTTTTGGAAGGGCTTGCGGCGGAACGGAAGCGGCTGGTGGAGCAGTTAACTTTATTATACGATGGACTGAAAAAGACAATCTCATTTGTGATAACGGTTTGTATGTTACTTTGTCTGCTGCCGAAGGGGATTATATTATCGAATATGAAATTCTATAAGTAGGTGATGATATATGGTAATGTATGCAACGATTGCAACTATAGAAGTGGCGGTAAGGAGTCTTATAAATGAATTAACCGAGGGTTTCTGGCTTTCTACCGAGATTCAAGCGTGGATTCTGGAAGGGCTTGAGGATATTGCTCATGAGACTCATTGTTTAAGAACGTGGAAAACCTATACTATTTTAGCTGATGATATCTTTGATGAAAGGGAATTGAGATTTGATTCAGATTTTATTGCTATAGACGAAGGTAAGATTTATTACAATGATATATGCTGTTATCCTACAACTCAAGCAAGAATGTCAAATTATGATAATGAGTGGCGTTCCAGAACAGGTGATCCTTCGGAGTATTACATAAGAGGTGATATGTACGGCTTCAATCGCAAGATATCGGCAGGCAATACAGTTAAGTTTTATATGATTGAAAGAGCCGAAGAAATAGCGGCAAGTGTAGCACCATTCAATGGGGATTATCGCTTGATCAATTTTAGGAAATTGGCTATACATTATGCAATTAGCCAATGCTGGGAAAAGAAGAATGAGGATAGGAAAGCTGATAAATGGTTTGCCAGATATCAGTATGGATTAGAGAAAATGATGGATCTTCTCGGCATTGATACAGACGGCACATCACAAATGGTTCCTGAAAGCAGCTTGTGTCATTTTGTTACAGAGGGAAAGTGGCCTCCGCAGTAGTAGGGGAATAAATAAAAGGATATTAATATTGTGGCTAAACAAATTTGGAAAGCCCTTGATGACCTTAGTCCGTCACAAATAAAGTTAAGAAATTTACCAAGAAAACCCGACGGGCTTTATAACTTAAAAGTAAATCAATACGGCCAGTTAGTAAAGCGTGCAGGATATTCTAAATACAATACAACTTCAATAGGTGCGGCTCATAAAATAACTGGACTTCATAGGTTCTACAAACAAACTACCTCGTCTAAAGAATTTTTGTGTAGTTGGAACACAAGTCTATATAAAATAGCCGAGACCACCCCCTGGGGGGAGACCTCTATAAAAGCAAGTTTGACTGCTGACAGTGATACCTTTTTCGCTGATTTTGCTAATCATTGTTATATCGTTAATGGTGCGGATACAATGATGAAATACAATATGACTAATGTCAGGACAGTAGGTATTACCGTGCCTGCCGCTCCGACTGGTGTTTCTGATGTTGACGGCTCTTTAACCGAAGGAGTCTATTATTATAAATATACTTTTGTAGATGAAGACGGATATGAAAGCAACGGAGGTACTGCCTCTGCAGCTATAACTGCATTAGCTCACCCTAATGATGGTGTAACTTTAACCATAGCCGCATCTGCTGACGCCAAAATAGCCAAACGAAGGATATACAGGACTACCGTAGGCGGTTCAATTTATTATTATGACGGAGAAGTGGCTGATAATTCTACAACTACTTATAGCTCCACTATAGCAGACTCCGCGATATCACTAAAATCTGTCTTGCATACCGACCATAATGCACCACCTGCTGCACCTGATTTAGTGGTAAAAAGATTAAGCAGAATAAATATAGCGGTAGATGACGACCTATATGTATCGAAGAATTATGACAAGACAACAGGTGTTAGGAGTGTAGAATATTTTCCCTCAACTAATTATTATCCGACAGGTAACGGACAGAAGATAACGGGTTTAATCGAACAGTTAAATGGGCTTCCTGTATTTACCGAAGATACTGTCGAAAGACTCGTGGGTACAGATAAAGACAATTTTGAGTATAGGAATGCTCATCAAGAAGACGGGTGCATATCTAAGAGGTCAGTGGTCAACTGTAAGAATTATGTAGTATATTTAGCGTTTAACGGGATATACATATTCGATGGGGTTAGTGCGAAGGCGATAGATATTGAATTTAGGGGAAGACTCAATAAATACATACGAGACAATATTAATTATAGTTACGCACATCTGTCTTGTGCAACCTATTATGATAATAAATATCTGCTCTGTATACCGACAGGGGCAAGTGCCGTTCCTAATGTAACTATATATTATGATTTTGAAACAAAAAGTTATGGGGTATATTCCTTTGCTTTTAGCTGCTTTTGTAAATTTGATAAAGGCGGCGACGGTTTAAGACTTTTTGGTGGTTCAAATACAATCGGGCGGATTTATGAAATATTCAAATCTGATAGTTTAGATGATGATGATTCAGCTATTACCGCTTATGATGACATAGAACCTTTGGATTTTGGCAAACCTGAAGTATATAAAAATTACTACTCAGTATTAGTCAGGGTTAAAACGACTACAGGCACGGCATTTCGTTTTTATTATACACTCGATGATGGTACAGAGACTTATGCAAGCAAAACTTTAACGGCAGATAAAACACGTTGGTACAGAATTTCTTTAGGTAGTGGTGGGAAAAGGGGAAGAACATTTAAACCACGACCGTATATGTCAGATAAATTTCATTTTGAGATTCACGGATTAGCGATATGTTATGATGAAGAAGCATTTGCCGAAGAAAAGGAGTAGATAATGGAAATAACTGATATAAGGAAAGAATTAGGCTTAGAAAACATAGACCTTGAAGATATAGACAGAATCAAGCTACAGCTCCAAAATATCAACGACACTATCCAGGGAGGCATACGTTCTGCTAATCTAAAGGAGTATAGGAATACATACGTCATAAATGCTCAAGACAGTTTAGACGCAACCTATCCTATGTATGTGAATTTTAATATCATAAGCGAAATGACCAAGATAGTTTCGATAAATTTAGCTTTTTGGCTTTTAAATTATAGAGCTTATTCT